AAATGGGAGAAATGCAAAGACGAACCGGAGACGGCATCTGGGAAACCACGTGGTGGTACCAGCCGCAAACCGGGAAAGTCAGTCTCGAGCCCCAAAGCTGGCAAGAAGGTTGGAGGGAAATCCCCACCGTCTGGCAAGCAGACACGAGACAACCCTCCTCTGGATCATTCGACCAGGCTGACAAAAGCCGGCAATCCGAGGAGAAAGGGAGGCAAGGGCACCGGCCCAAGCCGCGGCGGAGATAAAGCCGCCGTTTATGCTGTGAAAGAGGCAGTCGATCAGGCTAATGGCCTGAAAGATGCGCTCCACGAGCAAACCGAGGAGACACGCGTAGCACAGGAGGCAAACATGCACCTGCGCCGTGATCTAAATCATGTCCAAGAGGACTTAAAAGAAGCTGAGAAGCGTCTCGGCGACAAACGGAACCGCGTTACACTCATTCATGAGGAACGTAGGAAGAATTTCCTTTGTAAATGGCAGGACGAAACTGCGGAGGCCACATTCACTTTTTGGTTGTTTGTGTTGATTCTCCCAGCGATTTTCGTCGGATTGGCAGTCTATCTCGATCAATTCGAGTACCTGATGTGCTGGCAATGGATGGTTGCCGGCCTGCTCTATCAGGTTGCCGCGGTATTTGCCGACCGCTATCTCTGTGCCAAGCGCGGGTACAGATCGAAATTTTGTGAGCGCACCACCCACAGCTACTCGTCGATGACCAATCAAGACTGGGACGATGTTGACAGGCGTGCCGACGCCATGTCACTCCGGGAGCTGAAGCATGTCGATGCCCGGTATAGCGTGATTGCATACCGAAAGACTTTAAATGGCGTCCTACTTAACGAAGACACCTTCGGGAAACGTACTGGCGTTCCCGACTATCTGCTCATATCACATGAGTTGTTGGCACAGATGACGACCCCGGTCATCATGCTGACTGACGATCCCCTTGTACTCAAAGATAGGTTGCTCGTTTCGGTAAAGTCCACACACACCATAAACCTGGATAAGGATCTCTATCAAGAGAGAGAGGGTGGAGATGTGGCGGGAAACACCGTTGAAGTTGCGCAAGGCCTGTGGTATCAGAACCGACAGGCGCGCAAACGGTGTTTCTGACCCGCCCCAGCGTGAAAGGCGGACTAAGGTCGTACGCCCGCGGATATCGCTACCTGGAGAATTCCATGGATGCGATCGCGGAGATCAAAGAATCTGCGGTAATTTCAAAACCGCGTGAGGTAGCTTTGGGAAAGCGCCCTGTGGTCCAGATATCTTTGGGGCCTGTGGTGGTTGGAGCGGTTCGCCCACACCCAGACCCCCTGGACCCAGATACGACTATCGCTGGGGTGAGACACAGGTTTCTTAAGAAACCGCTCCCGTCTGAGGGTAGCCTGATGAAGAAGTTCAGAAGGCACGTCAGGCGGGAATGCCGTAAGGAATTTGTCCCCATTCCTCACGATGCAGATGTGAGCGTCGAGCATTGGCTAAGCCACACTGATTACCCCGACTGGAGACGACAAGAGCTCCGGGTTCAATGGGATGGCGTTTCTAGCATGTGGGATCCAGATAAATCCCACCGCTACTTTAGATGCAGCTCCTTCATGAAAGATGAGGATTATCCAACCTACAAGCACGCCCGCGCTATCAACTCGCGTTCGGATGTTTTTAAATGTGCTGTGGGACCTATCTTTAAGCTGATAGAAGAGCAAGTGTATCGACACAAAGCCTTTATCAAGCATGTTCCTGTTGCAGATAGGCCCGATTATATAATGGGCTATCTGCACCGTGAGGGTGGCAAATATATCGCTACAGACTATACAGCTTTTGAGAGTCTGTTTGTGCGAGAGCTGATGGAAGCGTGCGAATTTGAGCTTTATTCGTACATGACACAACACCTCCCCGCTGGGGGGGAGTTCATGCGTCTGGTCACTGAGGTGCTAGGCGGCTTCAATTTGTGTGTCTTTAAGGACTTCAAGGTGATGGTAGAAGCCACCAGAATGTCCGGCGAGATGTGCACTTCCCTAGGCAATGGGTTTTCTAACCTTATGCTTATGCAGTTCGTCTGTGAAGAGGCGGGCTGTAGGGAAGTATTGGGAGTGGTTGAAGGAGACGATGGTCTCTTTACCATGGTGGGGACTCCCCCCACCGCAGCGGACTTTGCCCGAATGGGCTTAGTCATTAAATTGGAGGTGCATGACACCATCTCCACCGCATCCTTCTGCGGTCTTGTCTTTGATCCTACGGATAGAGTCAACATCGCAGACCCACGCAAGGTTTTAACTAACTTTGGGTGGGCGCAACGGAAGTACGCACGCGCGCGTCAGCACAAGATCACTTTGTTGCTCCGTTGTAAGGCGCTGTCCTTAGCATTTCAATATCCGGGTTGTCCCATTATAGCTGAACTTGGCTGGTATGGGATTCGAGTTACGCCTAGGAAGGCAACTCGGGATGGTCGGCTCATGCGACAAATCTACTCAAAAGGCGAGAATTCGTATACGCGAAACAAATTACTCGCCGCCCTACAACGCGGGAGCATACCGCGCCTAGAGCCTCCACGGAACACGAGGCTCCTGGTTGAAAAATTGTATGGTATTTCCGTCGAGGTACAGCTCTCTATAGAGTCTTACCTTCGCTCGTTGACAACGGTCCAACCTTTAGATCACTGGAGTTTTCCCTTGATTCTACCAGCTCTTTGGTATGAATATGCGGCGCGTTACTCCTTTACTAGTGACAGATTGGATGTGAATCTTGAGATTCCAGCGGAGAGTTACCAACCACTCGCAGGTCTACACCGCGAATGGGACGAAGAGGATATGCCGATTAGCTTGTCTAATCGAAGGGATTGGAGCACTCCTGAGCAGCTCTATGGCACAAACTCGCACTAGTGCCATGGCCGGTCCCACACCTGCCTAACAAGAAACAGTGGGAAGGATCTGGATCACCTTTAAGATCGCCACGTATTGTAATGCGACAAATCTACTCAAAAGGCGAGAATTCGTATACGCGAA